ATTGCTGAGGGTGTCGAGGCAGCGTTGTTGTCTTCGATTCAACAGCAGGCCGCGAACCCTGCCGGCCCGTATCAGCCTGCTGATCTTGCGATGCTTGTCAAGAAGGTGCTGGTAGATTCCAAGAGTTTGTATGACGCTGTGTCCGAGGTGGATCAGGCCGCGAAGGAACGTCAGGCGCAGGAGGTTCCTGCTGGCGCACCTGAAGCACAGCCTGGTTTGGCGATGCCGGGTATGGGTGCAGAGCAACCTGTCGCTGCTCCGGCTCCGGCTGGTATTGAAGGGTTGCTCGCTCAACTTGGTGGTGGCTGATGGCTGACTATCCGAATCGATCTGATCTGCGTAATCCTGCGACCCGTAAGGTTGCGTTTACCGGTCAAACCTATGGTGAGGGTGAGGCTCAGGCTCGTTCTCAACAGCAGGTTTCTCCTGGTTCTGCGCCTACCGATGTGCAGGCACAACAGATGAACCGTCCGGTTCCTGGCGCACAATCGTTGGTTCGTCCTACGGAACGACCGAATGAACCGGTGACTGCCGGAGCAAACTTTGGTGCTGGCCCGACTGCCGCACAAGCCGGCATTTTGCCTCGCCAACTCCCGTTTGATGACACTCTTGAACAGTTGCGAGCCTTGTATTTGGCTTTCCCGAACGACGATCTGGCTGACATGATTTCGAAATATGAAAATCGTGGTTACTGATGACGGGGTTCGATTTCACTCCTGAACAGGAAAACAAACTGATCCAAGATTTGCAGTCTGATGAGCAGACCCGTTTGTCGTATCAGTCGAAGATGTCGCCTCAGTTGTCGCAACAGGTCGGGTCGTTGTATCGCAACCATCCGTATGCCCCTGCTGGTTTGTTGTTGTCTACCGCTAACGCCGTGCAAAACGGGATGATGGACACCAACGCCGCTAACCAGTTCATTTTGAAAGCTTCTCAAAACCAGTTGAAGCAGGCTGTACAGCAACCGAAAGAAGAAAAGAAGTCTTGGTGGGATCGGAATGTTGCGTCGAAGGTGCGTACTGCGTCTCGATGGACGATGGCCGGTCTAAACTTTGTCCCGCAGGCGGTCACAAATATTGCGTCGCAAGCCTTTGACGGCGAACCGTCTACAGAAGGTTTCTTTATTTCAACCGATTTGGGTACTCTCATCAAGAATGATGAGGTTGCTGGTGACGGATGGTTTGTTGGGGGTCGCGCTTTAGAGTTGCAAGCTGAACGCGCTCGCCGTTATCGAGGCGAAATTGATGGTCATGCATGGACGTTGGGTCGCGGTTTTGCGTCTGTTTTCACTCAGCCCGGTTCCCGTGAATACAACATTCTGTCAGGTTTGGTTGACGCATCTGCGGCTATCGCTATTCCGTCTGTCCCTGGTGTCGGTCAAGCGCGTGGAGTTGCGGCTGTTGCGGGATCAAAAGTTGGTTTGCGAACGTTGGCTGGACTCACAGATTTTGAGTCTGCGATCATTCAAACAGACAAGGTTGCTTCATGGTTGCAGACTGCCGGTGGCCGTTCTGTCGTTCGACGCATCAAAGACATCGACACCATTGATGAAGCGTTGGATATTTTCAAAGACGTTCAACACATGGACTTCATCAACAAGGTTGTTGAACTGAAAGACGAAACCCAGATTTCTAACTATCTGTTGGAAACGTTGGGTCGTCCGATTATTGATGGTCAAGGAAATGTTGGCAAGGGTGTCGCAAGCATCGATCAAATCAACTTGTCTCGTCTTGATGATGTGAAACGCAGTATGGCTGGCCGGTCGTCGTTTGTGTCTCGGATGATGTCGGCTGTGCCAGGTCAGCACGTTGTCTTGGCGGGCGGTAATCCGCGTGATGTGGCTAACTCTGTGCGGAACGTCAACAACTATTTGAAGACTTTGCGTGTTGACGACCTCACTAGAGAAAAACTTGTCAAAGAACTGTCAACCGCTCTTGTCGAAAACAATGGTCGTATTTACGACACGATTAGCACATTTGATGCGATCTTTGCTTTATCTCTTGATTCTGCTGGTGTGCCGGCAGAAGCTATCGGTGCTTTACGTGCCAGTATGAAAGAGTTTGTAGAGAACAAGAATGTGTACGGTGCAATTGAAGGTGTTGGAGAAGGCACAGCACACGGTTCACGGATCATCCTGCAAGACGGAACAGTTGCGGTCGCACCTAGTTCCACGGCTGGTCTTGAATCAGAAATGCTCAACCAGTTGGCTTTAGTGTTGCCTGATCCTCGGCGTGTTCGCCGCATGATGAGCCAGGTCGGATGGATTTACGGTAAAGGCGAGAAACTATCTGACCCCTCCAAATACCGTAATTTGCGTTTGCCGTTCTCAGCTTTGGAAGGTTTCCAAAACGAAATTTGGCGACCGGTCACCTTGATGACAGGCGGTTACGTGATGCGTAACCTGACCGACTCGGCGTTCCGTTACAGTTCCACCCCCGGTTTGAAGGGTGGGTTGTTTCATCCGCTTCAATGGATTCAAATTGCGTCAGGCAAAAAGTTTCGTGGGACGCTCGGCGGTGTCGTATGGGATGACCTGACGGACGATGCCGCTGAACGTATTGCGCGTGAAGGCGCAGACGAATTCGATTTGGTTCGAGGCCAATCAATTCGAGAGAACTTCAATCCAACAGCGGTTGAGAAGAAGCATTACCGCGACCGCAACTGGGATATTGCCGGTCGCGCATCCGGCACAAAATACCGTAAAGGTATTCAAGATGAAGTGTCGTTGTTGCACGACGACATGGTTGCGCGGATGGTAGCTGAGGGATATGACACCGAAGAAATCATTGATCTTCTCAAGAATTCAGAGCTGGGCAAGCAGTACATTCAGAAGTTGCAGGGCCGTTGGGCTAACCGTGAAATGCAGGTTGCTGATGGAACAGGAACTAAAATTGTTGGTACTCCCGACCTGATTCGCAACGGTAAATACAGCGATGTGATCGACCAGAACTTGACGTACTACGTGGACGAGTACATCCGTCGCCGCATCGAGTCCGTGACTGGTAACAACAGCGTTCTACGTGATGCCATCGCAACAGGCAAAATTGTTGATGTTGACGGAAACACCTTCAATATTTTTGATTTGTCGCCGTCCGGCAAACGAAATGGTTACGCACGCCAATGGGATGAGGCTGTTCAGCGGGTCATCAAAGAAGACGCAGATTTGATCGCATCAGGCCAACAAGGATTCCTCAAAGAAACCTACAAGTTCGGCGGCGAAATCAAAGTCTTTGATCCGAACATCCCAGGACGAGAACTACCAAACTGGATTCAATCGTGGAATAAAACAACGGACAAGTTTTTCTCGTCGTTGTACCCGAAACGATCCGCTTACCTCATGCAATCCCCCGTTTTCCGTCAGTATTACTACAAGGAAGTCGGCAAGTTCATTGATGAACTAGATCAAGACAGCCTCATGTTCATCGGCAACCAGCTAAGAAAAGTTGCGTCCGACGCTGGTGAAACATTTGATATCAACTGGTTGAAGCGGTACATCGGTGAAAGCCGTTTCAATTTGGCGGCCGACCGCATGAGCGAACGTCTACTCGCAAAGATCGAAAACCCGACGCGTGGAGGCAAACTGTCGTTGGCTGAACTCGACGCATACGCCAAAGGTTCCGCTCTCGATCAAACCAAAAACCTGTTCTACAACGCCGCCGAAAAATCTAACTTTGCTGACATTCTTCGCATCGCCGTACCATTCGGTTCAGCATGGGCAGAAGTCATCGGCAGATGGTCAAAGATTGCAGTATCTAACCCGCAAGCGACACGTCGTATCGGTGTGTCGGTACAAGGTTTGCGGAACGCAGACCCAGACGGTGACGGCAAGGGATTCTTTTGGAAAGACCCAACTACCGGCGAATATGTTTTCAACTATCCGTTCTCCGAACAACTTGGCGGTTTGGCTTCTGCGCTGATCCCTATTGGCGCAACAGCAGGCGGTGTCGCCTTCGGTTTGCCAGGAATTCTTGGCGGTGCAGCGGTCGGAGCAGGAGTCGGCTTTGCCACCCAGCAGGCCACCGGTCTAGAAAACGTCCGAATGATTGCACCCATCAAATCGTTGAACATGGGTTTGAACATTTGGCCTGGGGCAGGCCCGTTCGTACAGATCGCTGCCAACAAAATTCTGACTCGCATCCCGCAAGCAGACTCGATCCGTGACGCGATCCTTCCTTACGGAGAACCGGACATCTCTACTATCGGCCCGATCCCTGTTCCGTCGTGGGCTAGAAAAGTTATTGACGGAATCGTCGCTGATCCGGACAGCAGCCGTCTTCTCGGAGACATGACGATTGACGTGATGCGCGTGCTCCAGGCTTCAGGCAAATACGATTTGTCGAGCGACGCTGAACGTGACCGACTGGAAAACGATGCGATTACCCGCGCTCGAACCCTGCTGGTATTCCGAGGTTTCGGTCAGCTTGTCGGCCCAACCCGCCCAGACATTGATTTTGAAGTTGCCACAAAAGAAGGCGACAAATACACCACCGAACTATCTAAAGCGTTCCACGATATGCAGGCAGAAAACTTTGATACTGCCGTTGAACGATTTATCAGTACATTCGGTGAGGACGCGTTCTTGTACACACAAGGCAAAACTGAAGCGGTCGCTGGCGGTTTGGATGCCTCCACAAAATTTGGTCGTTTCGAGCGAGATAACAGCACGTTGTTCGGCCGCTATACGGATGTAGCCGGCTACTTTGCGCCAGTCGGATCAAACTTCGATTATGCGGTGTACACCCGGCAGATCGAAACTGGACAACGACGCAAACTCACTCCCACAGAGTTCATGGAACTAGCACAGCAGAACGTCGGTCGAGCCTTGTACAAGGCTTCGCAACGCGCTGTCGGCCCGAACCCCAGTAAGTATCAGAAGGATTCGTTGCGGGCTGTCAAACAACTTTTGAATGAGCGTTTCCCTGGCTATGCAAAGATTGTTATTGACATCAACGCGCAAGAAGCACGTATCAACGAAATTATCCGGGCCGCCCAAGACCCCATTCTTGACGACAATCCTGTCGCTATCGCTACACGTACCTATCTGCAATACCGGTCGCAAGCATTGAATGAATTGGCTGCTAGAGGAATCGTGTCCGGCGATCTGACGGTTCAGGCTGGTGCTGACATCCGCGCCTATTTGCGTAACGTCGCAGACGTACTGGTGCGGAAGTATCCTGAGTTTGAGAGAATGTACGACCGAGTGTTCTACAACGAAGTTGAAGGTATGTGAGATGGCCGAAGAAGACATCGTAAGTCAGATCGAGACAGTTCTTGGTGGCGCACCCACCAACCAACCTGGCGGCCAAACCGTGTGGCCTGTCCGTTGGATCAACCCGCCCGGATCAAGCATCCCCGTTGTCGGCTATACCGGCCCAGGTCTAGTTGGTTTTAGCAACAACGTTGAAGAAGCGAACTATGACATTACTGAAGGACTTGTTCGCAACGTCTATTCATCGTTGAACCCGGCGCAACGCACCTCAACCTTGAATCTCTTGAAGCAAAAAGGTTTTTACGGCAATCGAGAAGTCGGTATCCCTGAGAACGATTTGAACGCGATTGCTCAATGGCTTGACGAAGCCAACCTTGCTGGCGTGACCCGTGAACGGTATTTGTTCGAGTTGAGCAAGACCCGCCCGGATGTGTCATCTGGCGGTACGGGCCGCCGTTACCGTGTGTCTAACCCTGAAGATTTGAAGGTTGTGTTCAAACGGATCGCTCAGGAAACTATCGGCCGTAATTTTTCGGATGATGAGGCTTTGCGGGCGGTTCAAGCGTTTCAACAGCAGGAGATTGCCGCGCAGTCTGCTGGTGGTGGTGTCGTGACTGAAGGAATGGGGCCGGACGTGTTTGCCCAAAAGTTTGCTACTGAGACTGCTCCGACTGAGGCGCAGGGCTACAAGTATCTGGGTTATGTGGACAAGTTTTTCAATGCGATTGGTGGTTTGTGATGGCGACTAAAGAAGAATTGCAGCAGCAATATCGAGAGGCACGCCAGGAACTTGCTGATTTGTTGAATATCAAACCAAATGCACAGGCTCGCTATTTGGTTGATGGCAAATTGTTGACGAAAGCTGGATTTGACAAGGTTGTCAATAATTTGCGGAGCAAAATTGACGACATCCAGTTGAAGATCAGCCCTCCGGCTGAACAAACTGAAGCACAGCAGGCTGCTTTGCGAGATCAAAGATTAGCGCAATCTGAACAGTTGCAAATGACGTTGCGCGATATTGAGCGGGTTCGTAAAGAATTTGAGAATGGTGTGAAGCGTGTTGCCCTTGCAGGGGAGCAGGACAATTTGAATTCGTGGATCAACGTTTACAAAGCTAAGGAAGCGGAAATCAAAACGGCTATTGCATCGTTGGGTGAAGGTCGTAATCTTCCGTCGTTGCCGACTAGCCCCCAGATCGTCCCGTATGACGTTGCGAAGGCTCGACCTGCAACTGGTACGCGACCTACTGCTCAGCCGGGAACGCAACCTAGTACGCCTGTAACTCCTGCCCCCGGAACAACAGGTGCATTATTTGTCCCGCAGGATTCACGTCCTGTACGTGGCCCCGGTATGACTGCCGCTGAAGCACAAGGAAAGTTCTCTGAATTGCGACCCGGTACGAAGGCCGGCGATTTCGTCGGTGGTGCTGATCGGACGTTGGATAACGGTGGTGCTGTTGTTCAAGGCATTTATATTCCGCCTGGAACTTTTGGTACTTCTGGTGCAGGTACGACTGGTACGACTGGTACGACTGGTGCGACGGGAACTGGCGGCGGCATGGCTGGTGCAGGTGGAACCGGCGCAGGCGGTGGCGGTGGTGGTACTGCGATGGCCCCGTCGCCAGCAGCAACCCCTACCGTGCCTGCCGATTGGGAAACCGCGGCCCAAGAACAATACGGTGGCTATTACGCAATCGTCAAATCTGTTCCCGAAATCGCCGGTCTGTTGCAGAGGGCCGTCAGCGAAGAATGGTCAGACGCAAAGTTTGATTACGAGCTGAAGCAAACCGGCTGGTATAAGACAACTTCTGCGTCTGCGCGAGAGTGGGATGTCAACAAACAGCGTGATCCTGCGTCGGCACAGCAACAGATTGATACTCGTATCGCAACAATTCGAGAGCAAGCACTTACCTTGGGTGTCCGACTTTCTGATGCGACGATCAGCAAGTTGTCTGAGGACAGTTTGCGTGGCGGGTGGACTGAACAGATTTTGCAGAACGCCATCGGTTCCGAGGCAATCAAGTCTGTGTCCGGTGTGTCTCAGTTGCGTACCGGATTCGTTGGGCAACAGTTGAGACAAACTGCATCTAACTACGGTGTCAGCCTGTCGGACACGACGTTCAATGAATGGGTCAACAAGATTGCGGTCGGCCAAGAAAACGCACAGTCGTTCCAGCAGTACGCTTTGAACACGGCAAAAGCGTTGTATCCGGGGATCAGCGCACAGTTGGATGCCGGCCAAACGTTCCAGCAGATCACCGACCCGTACCGTCAAACGGCTGCCCGCACCCTCGAAATCAACGCGGAAACCATTGACTTCACCGATCCGAAGTGGGCGAAAGCCGTCACGTTCGTGACCGACAAGGGTGAACAGCGGCCGATGAACTACAACGAGTGGGGGGACTATCTGCGTCAAACACGTTCGTTCGGCTACGAATTCACACAAGACGCACAGTCCCGCGCCTTCAAGGTCGCCAACGACATAGCAAACTTGTTCGGAAAGGTCTGAGATGAGCAACATCGAGAATACCCAGCAATCCGCATACGACATCATCCAACAGTTGTTGACCTCTTACGGGTTGCCTGAACTCGGCGGGTTTGTACAAGACATTGTGTTTGGCGAAAACGTGATTGATCCCAACGTAATTGTTGGGCGTATACGGCAAACCCCCCAATATCAGCAAAGGTTCGCCGGGAACATCGCTCGACGGCAGGCCGGCTACAACGTTTTGTCTGAGCAGGAATACATCGGTTTGGAAAACACATACCGTCAGACGTTGCGGGCTGCCGGTTTGCCAGCCGGTTTCTACGATCAGTCCGACGACTTCAACGCGTTTATCGGTGGCGACGTTTCGCCCAGCGAATTGAACCAGCGTGTCCAACAGGGCTATCAGGCGGTCAAAAACGCCGACCCACAAGTCGTTTCCGAAATGCGTCGTTTGTATGGGGTGGACGACAGCCAGTTGGCCGCCTACTTCCTCGACCCCCAGCGTGCCACGCCAATCCTGTTGCGTCAGGCTGAAGCCGCTCAGATCGCCTCACAAGCCACCACACAAGCACAAATGGAGTTGACGGCGACACAGGCTGAACAGTTGGCTACGGCTGGTGTCGGCGTGGAACAGGCTCGACAGGGTTTCCAAGCGATCTCTCAGGCCGCTGAACTGTTTACGCCTTTGGCCGGCGAGCAGGGTGCTGCGATGACGACCGAAGAACAGTTGGGTGCAGTCTTCGGAACGTCGGGTCAGGCGCAACAGCGTCTCCGTAAACGGCAAGCTGAACGGCAAGCTGCTTTCGCAGGCGGTGGCGGTTTTGCGACCAGTCAGCAAGGTGAATCCTCTATCGTCTGACAATAGTGGCATATACAAAAGTATGTGCTACACTCATACCGATGCCAAACCCGGCAGGAACCACCGCAAGGTGAGACATAGCAGCACCTTCCCCTGCCTCCGGGGGATGGTTGGGCAAAGGAGTGTACATAGTGGACAGCGAACTCGAACTCGATGAACAGGAGTCCGGCCGTAACCCTCTCCGTGAGAGGATGAAGCAGTTGGAAGCCGAGAACGCAGCCCTGAAAGCGAAGGCTGATGAAGCCGCCGCAGCGTCCCGCGAACTGGCGTTTGTGAAGGCCGGAGTCGATCCGAACCTTCCGGTCGCCAAGTATTTCGTGAAGGCGTATGACGGTGAACTCACAGCCGATGCGATCCGGGCGGCCGCCATCGAAGCCGCGATCATCCATGACACTAAGGCCGCCGAGAAGGATGCCTGGGACAGAACCGCAAAGGTCGCGTCCGGCAACAACAGCGAGCCTCCCGTCGATTTGATGACCCGGATCGGTAAGGCGAACAGCCAAGCCGAGATCGAAATGCTGCTGGCCGAAGCACGTCAAGCCCAACAGCCCTACTGACCTGCCAGTCGGGGGGCTACCAATCTCACTTGAAGGAGTGAACCCTCATGGCATACACAGATACCGCAGCCCTTTCAGTCGATCAGGCAGCATTTGACCGGTTGGCGTACTTCGCCCTCCGTTCCGAGTTGCTGTTCGACGCAGCCGTCGAAGTCCAGCCCACCAACCAGGCGATGCCCGGTTCGTCGGTGACCTTCACCATTTTCAACGACCTGTCGGCCGCCACCTCCGCGCTGACCGAAACCTCCGACGTGACCGCCGTGGCGATGTCCGACTCGCAGGTGACCGTCACCCTCGCGGAATACGGCAACGCCGTCCTCACCACCGCCAAGCTTCGCGGAACCTCGTTCCTCGACGTGGACGCTGTGGCCGCGAACGTCGTCGGTTTCAACGCCGGAATCTCGATTGACAGCATCGTCCGTGACGTGATCGCCGCCGGAACGAATGTGATTTACGGTGGCGGTGGAGCTACCGATCCGTCGAGCCGCACGACCGTCCAGACCGAGGACATCATCGAGGCCAACGACATCCGCAAGGTGACCGCCCAGTTGCGTAGCGCGAACGTTCCGACGTTCAACGGCCTGTACATGGGTTACATCCACCCGGACGTGGCTTACGATTTCCGTCGTGAGACTGGCGCGGCCGCGTGGCGTGACCCGCACGTGTACGTGGACACCGGCATGATCTACAACGGTGAGATCGGTGCGTTCGAGGGTGTTCGTTTCATCGAGACTCCTCGTGCCGCATTGTTCGCCAACGCTTCGAACGGTTCTGGTTCGACCGGAACCATCGACGTGTACGCGACCCACATCATGGGTCGTCAGGCCATCGCGAAGGCGTACAGCCAGCAGGACGGCAACGGTGCGGTTCCGAAGGTCGTGCGCGGCCCCATCACCGACACCCTCAACCGTTTCCAGCCGGTCGGCTGGTACTGGCTCGGTGGCTACGGCCGGTTCCGTGAGGCGGCTCTCCGTCGCATCGAGTCGGCTTCGTCCATCGGCGCGAACTCCTGATTTCAGGAACCCGTCTGAGGTCGGGGATGCGGTACAATTACCGTGTCCCCGGCCTTTTGGCTTTAGTGAGGTAAACAATGTCGATTTCGAATTATTTGGAAAACGCCTGGTTGAACACTTTGCGTAACACTTCGTTGGCTGTGTCGGCGGTGTACGTGAAGTTGCATACTGGCGATCCTGGTGAGTCTGGCACGTCGAACGCTGCGACGGAAACGACTCGCAAGTTGATTTCGTTTTCGGCTGCTTCTAGCGGTTCAATGTCGTCGTCTGCGACGGTGGAGTGGACGAACGTGGCGGCTACGGAAACGTATACGCATTGGTCGTTGTGGGATGCTTCGACTGCTGGCAACTGTTTGTTTGCGGGGGCTTTGTCGTCGTCGGCTGCTGTGACTGCCGGTGACACGTTTCAGATCACGTCTTTGACGTTGACGTTGGATTGAGAGGTGGCCCTGAGTGGCTACTAATTTTCCTACTTCTCTTGATGCTTTGACAAATCCGACTTCTGGGTCGGCGTTGAATAGCCCGGATCATGCTGGGCAACACGCTGATGCGAATGATGCGATTGAGGCGTTGCAGGCGAAGGTTGGGGTGGATGGGTCGGCGGTGACGACCAGTCTCGATTATAAGGTAACGAACGGTATTCATAGTTCGTTGAATGTTGATTCTGGGACGCTTGTTGTTGATGCAACCAATAACCGTGTCGGTGTAAATGTTTCGTCGCCGGCTCATGCCCTGGATGTGGTGGGTCGTGTTGAAACTAGGGCGGCTGCGACGCAGGATGGTGTTGCGATTGTAGGTCGTGCTGGTGGTACAGGATCATTTGATATAACGCTGACCCCAACGACTTTGACAGCTGATCGAACTCTGACACTCCCTAATGAAACTGGAACTGTTGTATCTACTGCTACGGTTGATCCTGCTGGGGCTACTTCTAACCAAATTTTGACTTATAACGGCACTAAGTTTGTTCCGAGCGCACCAGCAGCGGCGGCAGCGGGAACTTTGACTGGCACGACGCTTGCATCCAATGTGGTGTCGTCATCGCTAACCAGCGTCGGAACGCTTGGTTCGCTGGCGGTGACCGGCGACCTGATCGTTGACACCAACACTCTCAGGGTAGATTCAACGAATAACCGTGTTGGCGTGAATGTGACAAGTCCTGCTGTTCCGCTGGATGTTGTCGGTCGTGTTGAGGTTCGAGCCGCAGCTACTCAGGACGGCGTTGCTCTCGCTGGTCGTGCAGGAGGTACGTCGTCTTATGAGGCGACGCTAACCCCAACGACATTGACTGCTGACCGTACACTTACGTTGCCAGATATTTCAGGTACGGTTATTACCACCGGAAACCTGTCGTCTATCACTTCAACCGGCATTACTTGGACAAGTTGGACACCGACGTGGACTGCTTCAGTAACGAATCCGACGTTGAACAATGGGGTGCTTTCCGGTCGATATATGCAAGTTGGTAAGGGTGTTTTCTGTCAGATTTTCCTGCAAATTGGAAGCACTACAAACATTGGATCAGGAGAATATCGCTGGGCATTACCATTTACAGCGGCTTCACCGATCAATTCGTTTCTTACTATTGGAGATGGGCGTACTTACGATGCGTCTGCTGTGACGGCAAGACTTGCTAACGTAATTTTCAATGGTGGAGCAACTACTTACGTTTCACTTTACGTCGCCAGCGCAATTTGTGGTTCTGTCAATCCTGTAATCCCAGCTACTAGTGACGAATACCATTTGTCTTTCTTTTACGAGGCCGCCTAAATATGAACTACAATTTGGTTTCTCCATTTGACCCCGCAGACATACCGACCGAATGGCTCGTTGAGCGGATGCGGCTCCACCGCGACCGGCTCCTCGCAGAATCCGACTGGACACAACTGCCCGACGCACCCATCGACAAGACCGCGTGGGCCGGCTACCGGCAAACCCTCCGCGATTTCCCTGCCACCTGGAATCCCGGCCCAACCGTCACGTTCCCAGATGCGCCAT